TGCATTTCTGGTAACGCCGTAATATCAAAGTCGATAAATACATCTTCGCCGTATCTTGGCACCAAAAATTTATTTAACTCATCACGCAGTTGGCAACACATTGGAATAATTGTGTTGGTAATGAGATCACGCATTGCATTTTGATAGTTGTTGTAGCTTGATGTGTCAACATCAAACAAAACCGCTGGAAGTCCAAACACTCTACACCACTGGTGCATACTCATTCTAAGAGTATTTACCAGCTCCATGTCAACACTAGAAAGTCCAAAATTCATGTAATCCCATGGAGTTTGAAGTACCGCAACCTTTCCTTTGTTATCAACGCCGTTTAAATTCTCATTAACGGCTCTTTTTATGTCATTTGCTTGCTCAATAGTGAAAGATGGCACGATATTACCTAGTGGTCTAGGAGTTATCGCTCCTTTTGCTCCTCCATTGCCCGTCATCGTTGCACTTGCATCCGCCGCGTTATTACTCATGCGTAATGTCTTATAAGCGGCACGAAGTGGCGATAAACCTCTTAAATGTGTGCGAGTTGTTACATCAAAATCGGGATTCCAACTCTTCCACATCATTACTTTCTCCTTAGGTAAATCAACTCCTCCTCCAACTTGTAATTTGTAACCTAAAATGTTATAAACATCCTTAGGGTCGGGATAAATCTCTAAATATTGCGTTGGTAAAATATTAAGCTCCGAAAAAGTGCCTCCAAAGTTGCCATCATTGCCATATACATTACCCTCACCGCTTAAATAGCGATAACCGAATAAATTCTCAAAGAATTGGTCTTGAGATTGGTAATTATTTGGCTTCTCTAAAAGTCTAGCAAGTGGAGTACCCATTATGATGTTCTCACTATATGCGTTCTTACGCGCAATCAACGCTTGCTCGTATGCGCCACGATTGGCAACACCTTTTGATAGTTGCTTATAACGCATCAAGTTTGTGCGTGCTTTCTCTCCTGGATTTAATTGGTAAACATACCAAGGAATAGATGCACTTTTACGAGCTAGAAAGCTAACAATAGAATATACATCGGCATTGCCAAGATACCCTTCGTTTACATAACTTAGTCCCGTATAATTTTGAATAGCACTTGTGTTGGTGCCTACCATTTGCACTACATTGGTAGGATAAGGATTGATACCTTTTTTCTTAAAAACATCAAATAATCCCATGTTGTTATATTGCTCCCCAAGTAACACTTGGGATTGTTAATTTAGAAAATATTGCATATCTCATAGCATCATTAATGTGGTCATTGAACTTGACTGGTTGATCAAGTTTATTACCATTCCTATCCGTTTTCCAACGGTAATTTTTTACCTCTTTAAGTAAATTTACGGAATCTTGATGAATGTATAGTGGAGTAGCCTTAACGGAACGTATTCCCTCAAGTACATCCTTATTAGCTGGCTTCGCATTTAGTCCTTGTCTTACCAACTCTTCAATTGTTTTTGGCTCTGCGGCATCGCAATAAATTTCATCGAACTTATCTATGCCCAAAGCTACAATTTTTTCCACTAAGTCATTTGTAGTAAGTTTTGTTTCGTAGATCAACTCTTGTACATACGCCGCATTTTCATAGAACACAACCTTGACCATTGCACTTGGCACGTTGAATCCAAAGTCTAAGCCATACACCGTTTCGCCTTCTGGCATTTGCTCGGTTGTACGGTAATGGGTATAGATGAGGTCTTGAGAGAGTCCACGCTCACCAAGGCCATAGATTTGCCAATAGTTGGGGTCTGCATCTTTTAGACGCTCTAACTCGTCAACCAGTTCTTTTGGTAAGAAAGGATTGTCTCTAAAAGTTGTAATATAAAAATCAGCATCGTCTCTTGGAATCACATCGTCGTAAATCCATGAGGAGATGTCCGATGGGTTATAGTCAATCACTATCTTACCTTCCGTACGCATGATAAGTTGCATCCATGCTTCATAACTAAGTTCATTTGCCTCATTGCAGAATAAATAGGTCCTGGCCCTACCACGTATCTTTTGTGGTTGATCAGCACTAACGAACTCGACCACGTTACCGTTAAGCTGGTATATTTGCTCTGTCTTGTTATGATTATCTTCAGAATATATCCCAAGGCGGGAAAGTATATCCACAAAGTCGCGTAGGACTGAACCTTTAATACTTGGAAGTGATTGCCTCACTATCGTTAATGTCTTGCCATTCTCTTGGAGTAACTTTACAATAAACCAAATTAGGATATTGTAAGTTTTCCCCGAGCGAGATCCGCCCTGCATGACCGTAATGCGCTTTTTTGAGTCTTGCAATATTTCAAAGATCTTATTAGTCTGAAGTTTAGCGTCCATAGTTTTAGTTATTTTCTAAAAATTTAGTATTAGTGTTTGGGTTGAAAAAGTAGGTATAAAAGTGGGGTCATTAATTTTTATCTAGACAATGGTTTTATTGCTACCAAAAATGTTTCTTGCCCCCGCCACCCACGAAAAGTAAAAACTTTAAGTACCCCCCATTAATTCTGCGCCTCTTTGCCACTATGTCATACAATTTTGCTTAAACAAAATTGCGATGTACTAATAACTAGTATTATGTTAAATAGAAAAGGTTAGACAAACTGCTAATTTGTCGCCTCTTCCAACATCTGAACATTTGGCTTGATCACTTCAATCTGTACCTGGTTCAATTGTCCCTCAATCTTTGACTCAACCTTTTGGGTCGGCAGCCCAATGAAGTATTGCATATACAACTGTATCGCCTTCATATCCCCTTGCGCTACTTTCTCATGTAATATGCGGAAAGCCGTGTCTGCCATAGGTTGTAGCTTCTCGATGATCTGTTGCTCGTCCATTCGTCTAGGCCTACCAGCTCCAGGCCTTGCGCCTCCGACTGGTTTGTATGGCTCTCCATTCTTCCTCAACCTTACTGGCTTGGCGGCAATTGTGATTTCTTTTTGTTTATTCTCGACCTCAGTCATTTGCACTTTTGTTTTGTTTTATTGCTTCTAAATTATGGGTATGACCTTTCTCGTCAACCTCATTGCGTTCAAATAGACGGAAGGTTACCCAGCCGTCATCGCCTTTTAAATCTGCTATATATTGTTGAAAATCAGTAACGTATAAATGAATATATACGGAGTTTTCCTTTCCTTTTTTTATATAGAAACCTTTTCGCTTCATTATACGAATAAAGTTAGACTATATTTTAGCTACATTTAGGACGCGGGTCAACACGATGTTGAAAAATTATTTTGTTCGTATTGTAAATAGTATTATTTTTGTCTAAACAAACTTAATTGTTATGACAAACTTTACATTAAAATTTGGCAAGTACAAAGGACAAAAATTTAGCAGTACACCTAAAAGCTATCAAGATTGGTTGCTCAAACAAGATTGGTTTAAAATGCCCGCCAATACTGCAAGATATGATGTGGTAAGAAAATTTGATAATGAATATGCTATTGGTATGTGTAAGAGATATGAAAGAGTTATTTTTAACTTAACTTGGGATGAGGCAGAGCAATACAAGAATGATATGAATATGTATCAACTTGATGAAATTACAGAATACTTTTTTATAGAGCCAACTTACTGCAAATAAATAAACCAAGGGGCGCAAGCCCCTTTAAACCAACTACCATGAAATCAAAACAATTTATCAACCTAATCATTGCCCTTATCATCGGAGCTATCATCATCGGCTTACTCCAAGACCCACATTGCCTATAAATCGATTCTAAGGCCATTTTAAGCCCCAAATTTGCCCTCTAACTCATTGGTGAGATGACAACCCTACATTTGTAGATTTTGGTCAGCATTTCGCTAAATGTGGTTATGTTTACATCATATGGTACATAGACGCTTATTTTCTTATCGGCTTGGTACTTTTCCCTAATATAATTCTGGCACTCCTCCACCGCACGCATCACATCCTCATCCTTTATGCTTATAAGATCGTTGATCACAGATATACCATGTATAACACTGGTGTGATCAGTTCCAGTTACCGCACCAATATCTTTTAGCTTGGCTCCATAAAAGTTTTTTGATAGGTAGTAAAACAAGTGTCTGCAAACTACCAGTTCCCTATACCGATCTTTTTTCTTAACCCTATCGATCTCTTGACCCATGATAAAACAAACTCCTTCCAAAACGTTTACCAATTCCATAGTTATTATTTAAAGTTTACAAAAAGCATTTTCCCAATTCACCGCAATTCTCTATATACCCCACCCTATTAAAAAATATAAAAATAAATACCCCCTGACTAAAATATTAAAAAAATGGACTACATGGACTACAAGAGTGATTATCAACGACTTCTGCGCTACAAATGCGCTACATTTGCCCTACATTTTGCCAAAATGGACTACATTAACTAGACAAAAACTTCACTACACTAAAAGAAATCATCAGACAATTCTTTCTTAAAGTTAATAACGTAACATTTTTTGTTGTTTTGACCCCGATCTCGCACAACTTTGTAGTCCATTTTCAATATCCCACACGTCTCTTCTATCGCCTTATTAAACCTTTTTAACGAGTAATCTTTCTTATCATAACCCGTAAAAGTTAGGTAGTCATTATATAATCTTTCGAGGGTAATGGTAAGCCCACTCTCGCCCTCCAAGCTCATAAAATAATCTAGGAACTCCTCCCCAAATTGTACCCTAATTTGCTTCCTACTTAAACTATCCGACATCGGCATCTCCGTAACCCCATTTTCCATATAATCTGATACGCAGTGAAACATCAGATTAAAGAACCTATTCCACTCATCCTTGTCCCAATCGTCAAATAGCTTATGCCCAAATTCATCCTCTGGGGTATGCTTAGGACTAAAGTAAGGAGCAAATTCAAATATCTTTTGCCTACGTTTAGCATGGTTCCCGCTATTAGGTATAGTATAATTAGTGGTAAAGATCACCTTAGGAGAGTCCTTATAAGGTATTCTCAGCTCATCCTTATTCTTTTTCTCAACGGTTATACCTTCCGTTATTATCGAATAAAAACCCTCAAAATCTACATTCTTACGCGTGTCCTCAATAGCTATAAGCCTAGTATCTAAATCCACTCTTTGAAAGGCAAAGTTCTTATCTATCTTAAAATTCTTGCCATCCACTACCACTAGGTTATTGATATACCCCAATGCCTTTACAAAAATCCCCTTACCAGTTCCCCCACCTTTTGCCTCATTCTCGGTCTCCTCGGCTAGAATCACCGCAAACGGCCTAGCTGGGTCTTTATATTTATGCAGTAAATAACCAATTAAACTAAGGCAATAAACCAGTTTCGCGTTATCTCCTCCACTAATCTTATCCAAAAACTTAAAGTACTCGCAGTTATCAATTTTAAAATCATCCTCTATATATATCTTATGATCTAGCACTTGCGACTTCCATATTACTTTCCCAACCTCTCCATAATTCATGAGCTTCATACCATCCTTTGTAACTCTAACAACCCCATTGGTGAACGGGAAATAGCACACCTCTTTTGTATCTTCTAAGAACTCAATCTTCGCCCGATCAAAAAACTCAAAAAAGTTATCCGAGAAGTAAGTGTTCGATCCCTTATAAATCGTCTCCATTAAAGTCTGTGGATCAAGTCCCATATCAAAGCTCGAAGGCAACCTATTGATAAACCCCTTAATAAATTTCTTTATTTGCTCAGTCGAACTCTCTTCAACCATTCCATCTTGTATGCGAATCAGTCTATAAATAACCGAGTTAGGATCATAAAAGTACAGCGAGAACCCACCTTTCTCATGCAAGAACCTTTCTAGCTTATCCAGTTGTATAACGGGCGTTACAATGCCGTTCTTTTCTTTGGTCTCCCAAAACTCTTTTATCTCTGGACCGTACTCCTTATCAAGTGTTTCGATTATTTCGTTTGCTTCCGATACACTCTTATCATGCCTTTTTACAAGAAAAATTACCAACTCATCTCCACTAACCCCATTGCGCTTTTTCTCATATATCTCTTTCTCTAGCTTTGAGCCGAAGTTTTGCTTACGCTCTCCATATCCCGCTTCAAGTAAAGCTCTGGCCGCCATCTTGAAGTCCGCGTTGCATTTGAGGATGGCATACACTGCTGCTGGCTTATAACCCCTACCAACTTGAAACGGCGTGTTCGTTGAGAATACGGAAAAGAGTCCCATCTCGGTATTAAATGACCCACTATGCTCACTTGTCGACCCTGGTCTGAGGTAGTAAATTCGAGAGCCTCCATTTTTAACTTTTTGCCAGCCGCATTCTTCCATGAGCGCAGTGAAGTCGCATCTGCTATTATAGTCATCAAATGGCGAAAGTCCATAGTCTTTAGCAGAAGGCTTGTGATGAGCTTCAATGATATGTTCTTCGACAACTTCATTGAAGGATCGCATAAGCGTGAGTAGCTCTTGCCGCTCCTCGATTGTAATAATATTGATGCCTTCTTGCAAGACTTGGTAGCCACTCGAAGGCGGTGCCGCAACATAACCAGCCTCACCGCGTGTCTCAATGACACAGTAGGATTTGATGTGAGGGTTGCTTTTAAACTCATCATTTGTTGGTAGCCTACTTGCCAACTTTTGATTCCCCTCAATCTCCTCACATTTATAGTAGAGGTGATACCCTCCGCTTCTAGTTTTGACAATATGCAACTTATCATAAAGCTCTTGTCTGATTCTTCTTCTAATTTCATCCCATAGCTCGTAAGTCTGGTATTTTGTGTCAATGTCGATAACCTCCAGGCCTCCAGATACAGAGCCACAAATAATTGCCACTCCCTTAGCTCTAGGGTCGGCCATTTGTACATCAAGCTCCGCTTGTGTAATCTTCTGCGTTTGGTAAACTTTCCAAGGAAAGATGGCTGCTTTGTTTTCATTTATAGCAATTACGTTTAGTCCTAGTTCGAGATAATTCATAGTTAAATGTTCTTATAACAGTAAATATCAATATCATCCAGAGATCTTACTACTCTTGCAAACACACCATGCTTATTCAGATCAGCTATTCTTTTCTCTTGTAAAGGTGCCACTACCCCTTTCTCCGTTTTTACTTCTAGGAACATGACCACTCCTTTTCGTATGCACATTAAGTCTGGTATGCCATTCATATTGGTTTGGATGAGCTTTATACAACTCCACCCATGTCTATTAAGTCTATCAACGATCTTCTTTTGCAATTCTGCTTCTCTCATTTTTTCCAAGTTTTAGGTATTTCAATATCAAATTTATTTCCGTTCATAGGGTTGTCGTACATCCTTATATCATCGGAGTAGTAATGCTTAACCTCTCCTCCTTTAAGCCGCACAACCCACACGCTATTTATCTCAAGCCCATAATCAATGATAAACATTGCATCTCCATAGCCATGCGGAGTGTGGACTGGGATTTTATTTTTTAGTTCTAGTATCAAAGAATCAAAATATTTTTATCCATAAAATTTATAATCACTTTGCTCGGCATCATTATTCCGTTCTCGCACTCTACCTCAAATACGGTCTGCCATCCACGATCTCTGAGTGTGTTCACGTGGACAAGGCCTTCGTAAAAATCACCAGTCTTGTAAAGCTGGTTATCTTCTCCAAGCCTTACAATATCTTTCGCTCTTAGATCATCTTCGTGGATTCTGAATGTAATGATAGCCGTAACCTCGTCAGCCAAACCACGAATATAGCTTATGCCCTCACTAGAAAAAAATATTTCTACGCTCCAGTGTATTTTATTGTCAGTCTTTTGGTGCCACCAGTCAATCTCTGTTGTATGCGGCAAACCCAAGGCATAATGTAAATGCTCACACTCAATAGTGAATAGAGTCGAGATAATTTTTTGTGTCATTGTATAGCTTTTTGATTAAATAATTTATGGTTATAATAAACATGAAGCATAGTGTAAAAGGTACACAAAAGGCAATCCAATAAACCGCCCAAATAGAAATCTTTAATAGTGCAAGCATAATTTTCATTTATGGTTATAGGTTTCGTTGTAGTATTGTTCAGAATTTCTTTTTTTCAATACTGTATTTACTTTTCCATCATTAAAAGCCATCATTATCTGCTCTTTCTCCATTTCTTTTGCTTCATTATAAGCATCCAAAAAATCATCTGTGTTTTCACATTCATCTACTTTGTACATAAACCATTCAAGTGCAGTTTGTTGTTTCATAAATAGTCCTTTTTAAAGTGATTCAAAGTATAATCCTTCTTATCCATTACCGCCTTATATATCTTATCCTCAATGCCATTATAGCTAAATATCCAATAAATCTGAGCCGTTTCCGTTCTATCCTTAGTTTGAATCCTAGCTCTACTCTGCCAATAACTTGTAGCAGAAAAGTCGATATTATAAAAAATTAACGCATCGGCCGAACTTAGGTTAAGCCCCTCTCGCCCGCTAACGATTTGCGATACAAAGACGGCATCATTACCCGCCTTATTAAATGCCGCAGCATCTATCTCGATCCTATTACCAAATACCCAAAGTAGTGCCGCATACTCCGCTTGAAACTTATAAAATATGGCGATCTTTTTACCCGCAAATTTTTCTTTAATAAACTTAGCTTTGGTATAGTCAAAGGCTTTAGCTACTCGCTTTGGCTCATCGACAATAACAGAGCCGCTATATATTTGGTGCAGCTTATTCATAAGTTTCACTGCCGTATCTCCCATCACCGTCTCGCCGTCTTTATTGGTTACCATTTTATCTCTACGTATCTTTTCAGCTAGCTTATACGTGCTATCCTCCATTTTTACGTAAAGAATGTTCTCTTCTATAAGTCCCTCAAATCCTGCTTGAGCTTGAGTAAATGTGATCATAATTGGCTTTATATCTTCCATAATTTTTTCTTCGTATGCAAGTGAGTAATCATTAATCGCTCGGTTAAATACGTATTTTTTTTGTACTATTACATAATCATTCGCCCATTGGTAAAAGGTCTTATACTTTTTATATACGGAGTAACTAGATATGTATAACTGATGATAAATCTGTGAGTATGATTCGGGCGTAGGCGTGCCACTTAAAAAGATAATAGGCGTAGCTGCACAAATACGTTTCAGTTCTTTAGCCCTTTTACTTGGCCTTGGGAAAGCACCTAGTCCATGCGCCTCATCTACAATCACCACATCCCATCCGTACTCTACTTTATGTAATTGCTCAAAATTGGTTATGTAAATCTCCATGTCATAACCCATCTTTTTAGCTTGTTCGATGATGTCATCAATAGCTTTCTTTTTTGTGCAAAACAACACCTTTTGTGCGCCGAATTTATAAGCCGATGCCAGTGCCGTCAAAGTCTTGCCAGTCCTCACTTCCATAGCTAGGTAGGCTATCTTGTGATATTTAAGCAACTTTGCCGCCCTATCCGAAATCTCTATTTGGTAGTCTCTAAGATTCATTTTGTTCTAATTTTACTCTTAAGCGTTCAAGATAAAGGCTTGCATCAAACAATTCTTCTTGCAAATGATTGAGCCAATCAATCGTACTAAGGTCATCTCGCATCATTGTTACTCCGTACTTAATCATGCCTTCTGCTGATCTTTTCTGATACTTAGCAATAACGCTTTCCACTATTGGATCGCGAGGAATATCATCGTGGCATTCGATACATAGATCATGTATAGTAGCCATTACATCTTTTTTACATTTATTGCAGATCATTTTTCTTGTATTTAAGTTGGTAAGAAATATTTCTTGGTGTTACGCCGTCATTCATTGCGAGCCATAGCTTTTGTGTGCTTTTAAAAAGCTCCCAATCTTTTTTAAGCTCGGTCATAGTGCGTTGTACAAGTTGCCATCCTTGACCTTGTATAGCTCCGCCTTTGCCAGTAGTGCGGGTTTTTGCATTGAGCCATAATATTCCTACGGCATCTACGTTTAGCTTTTTGTGATGCTCTTTGAGTAATTGATGGTAAGCGGCGAGTTGTAACCAGTAAGATGGATAGATGCTATTACTTGTCTTGATGTCAAGAAGCATGGTAAGCGAGCCTAGTCTAATAACTCTATCAAGCGTTCCCGCAAAGCCTAGCTTATCACTCATCAAATGCACTTCCATCATGTCTATTTGAGGATGAAAATTTGTCGAAAATTCGACATAAC